CCCCCCTCACGGGGGGGGGCTGGCAACCTTTAACAAAAAGGTGTCTTTACCTCACAATGAAGGAAGCAAACCATGGGAACAGCTAGATACCGCTCAAAAATCGGTGATTATGAGCGTGGCACGATGTTTCACAAAACGCTAAACACGTGGAGTGAATCAGCTATTCTGTTAGAACAGGTTACCTGCGAGGATGTCATCGGGAACTATATGGGTGAGAACCCATTTAAGCTCGATCGTACGATCCGCAGACCTGTTGTTTACAGTGGAGAAACCTCAAGGGTTATCCTAGCAAATCATGCCTCTAGCTACAACCCATCACTCGACCACATCGTCATCTCATCGGGGCGTTTTCGCGACCCCACGCAGACTATTGCGTCGATGCATCCGGGAGAACCGGCTGTATCGATACCCAACTTTCTGTATGAGATGAAAGATGTTCCCGCTGGCCTTAGACATTTGGCTACACGGGCACAAGCGCTTCATCGATATTGGCTAGCTAACGGTTGGAGAGTATCCCACCGCGCACTACGCAAATATTATTCGAAGCGCAGGTTAGGTCAAGACTGGCTGAATTACCATTTCGGCTGGGCACCCCTATTCGCAGACCTTGCTGATATTGCAAAGCTCAACCAATACGTTCAACGTAGGGCTAAGCAGTTCAAGCGCATAAGGAATGCGAGTCTACGGGTTTCGGGTGACCTTGGTTCCATTACTGAAACGCAAACGACTACTAACGTGTCGTTTCAATCGTTCGGCTACACATCTCGTGGTACGTTAACAAGATCAACGACCAGACAGAGGTGGTTTTCGGCGATTTACAGTGTGGACACAAGGCGGTTTCCGAGAGACCTTAATCCTACTGAAGCTAAAGATTTAGCCGCGATGCTCGGGTTTTCAGGTAGCAATCTTCCAATTTCAATATGGAATGCGCTACCCTGGACCTGGCTTAGTGACTGGTTCTTTAACGTCGGTTCACTCATACAGTTACACGGCAACCGTCAAGGGTGCACGTTTAGATCTGCTATGATCATGAACCGCAACTTCACTAGGGAGGATCGTACCGTAATCACTGTCTCTCAGGGGATTACATACGTGAACGGATACGTTACGCGAGAGACCAAGAGTCGATCGCATTTCTCTCCATCCTTCGTACGACAGGATGCGGGGTATAACATTTTCTCCGCATCCCACCTGGCGACATTGGCTAGCTTAAAGGTAACTAGGCTTGCTAATTCTCGTTCTTTTTAACCAAGGAGGCCGTTTATGGCTTTTGCAGATCCAATGCCCGTTACGATTGCTGGCTCGACAAAGAACCTAGTTCGAATCGACTCAGCTCGTGGAGGTTCTGAGTACCGCCTCGTCGAGGCAACTCAGTCTTTCCAGATGTTCATTCGTTCCCAAGAACAGAAGGTCGAGAAGGATGGGCGGCGCCGTTGGCGTCACAACATTTCTCTTCGACATACTGTCTTCGGGACACCCACTACTCCCGAATTCGTTCGGGACGCGTCGATCACCTTGACGCGCTATAACAACGACGACATCACCCTCGCGGACGATGTTTTCATTGCGGTAGGTACGTTGGGTACTGCCGCTAACGCTCTCAAGCTTAACAACTTCGAGAGCTAACGGCATAACATCTATCGGGCCTGCACCTTCCACTCACATGCGAACACGCAAGTGTTGGCTTAGCCTAAGAAAGACTAG